TTACATCTTGTGCATACAACCGTTCCATCCAGCGTTTAAACTGAATAAACTCAATATCGCGATCGTTGTGAAACACTTCGATGCGTACTTTAAAGTGAAAGATATGACGATGTGGAATGCCTAAGAATGATACATCATCCCACTCACCGGTTGCTAGTTTAGGATCTGTATCAGCACCAGGGTACATATGTACACCTTCTTTGCGGAATGTGACCCAAACACTTCTTTTTGCTTCTGTCATAGTTCTTTCTTCTTTCATTTTACGGGAGATATAGTTATGATAACGTTCTTGCATATTACTACTATAACACTAATCAATAACCTTGTCAAGCCCATAATCGTTCCAATCTGTATAAACTTTACGATCCATTAGATTATGTACACTATGGCACCATATACCACTATTAGTATCGCCCCATGTGTTGTCATCTAATTTAAGCGTTGCGTTATAATTAAACTGTTTAATGTATGGAAGCTTAACACTAATCATGCTAATAAAGTTATTGTATTCATCAAAGCCTGTTTCCAGCACTCCGTGACTATATTCGACACCAAAGTCTAGTGTACACCAGTATCCTTCTTTTAACAGAGGCATAATCATAGCCTCCCATGCTTCCCAGTCACTTGCATCTTCCGGAAAGTTTAATCCAGGAGTAAAGCTTTGACTAGTTCCGAAGTATAAGTGTTTAATACCATGTGCATCGGCACGTTTTTTAATTTCATCTGTAGGTTGTACGCCTACAACAAACAGAGTTTGTTCGCCATACATTGCAGTATGTTCAACTTCTGTTCCGATAAAATATACGACATCCTGTCGTTCTTCGGTATTTAATCCCATTTTATATAACCTCTGCTGTAATTGTTGGGTCTGTTTAATCCATCTTCAAATGCTTGTTGCCATTCAGTAGTTCTCGAATACCCTTTAGTCCAAAAGTCGTCGATATTTACTTGGTTGTTAGTAATCATACTTTCTGCAAGTTTCATCGACTCGATAAAACAATCTGCTCTTGGACTAGGAAATACAATAGTACAAGCTTTCCAAAGTAAGTTACCAAAGTCTGATGTTAGTTCTTTTTCTACTCCAAATATTAGCAATGCTTCGTTATTAAACTCAACATCGTCTAGTATATTAGTTCTGCTACTCAGGTCAACAACAACATCGTAAGCACCACTATACGACTGTTTTAGCGTGTCTCCCCACAGATGTTTGTTATAACTGCCGACAACATCAACAGTGTCAAAAGTAAGTCCAAATCTTTCAAGACTGTTATAAGCAATCCAAGCTAAAAATCCACTTCCTAAAATTAAACATCTTTTATTAGGACCAGATCTAGATTTAATAGCATCTAGTGGTTGCATTATTACATTAATGCCACACGCAACAGGCTCTAATATATACTTTGGATCTGCACTAGGAACTACTACAAATTCATTGTGTCTACAATTGTAATAGTCTGCATAAGCAGGTTCGCCTCGAGTAGCTACAATGTCACCAACTTTAGCATTTTTAATCATATTGCCAACTTGTGTAACTTCGCCAAGACCTTCGTGTCCTTGCATTTCTAAAGGCAAAGGGCCAAACGTGCCTTGCATCATCGCTAAGTCACTACGACATACACCCGTCATAAGTGCTTTAACTTCTATCTCGTTAGGCTTGTGCGCAGGCTTATCCCACTCAACTTCTGTAAAGCTACCTTTGCCTGTTGTTTGTAATAGTTTAACTTTCATAATGTCTCTATTTGTTTGTGAATCCAAATGTCTTGTTTTGCTTGTTCTTGCCAAAAAGTATCGTTGTCTGTATTCTTAATAGCATCTTGTATCATATTATAATATGCTTCTTCAGGACACCATCCTAGTTCTATCGTACTACTATTAAATGTAACACAACTTTCTTCTTTTGTCAAGTCTCTCCAGTTTGCTTGTATATGCCACGTAGAATCAAACGACATTTTAACATTGTCATCTACATCGTATGTTCCGTTATAATCGATAGTACCATATTCTGTGCTGTCAATAGTTGGCAGAGTCCATTTTTGTCCAACAATAGAGTTACTAGATGTTGTATCCTCCCAATTAGGATTCATTGCAATGTATAAGCTTAATAAATGAGGCACTAGATCTCTGCTAACTCCGCCATATGCAAGTTCTTTAGTAGTAAACCAACTACCAGGGTGCGGAATACAATTTTTTCTAATCCATTTAATGTTAACAGTATCAGACTGTGCAGCAAGTGTTTGCATTTCAGCGATATTATTTCGCCACATATTATTTTTTACCATCATAATACGTGTGTCAGGATATTGGCTTAGTGTGTCTTGCCATTCATATGAATTTTTAAATCCAGGCTTTTCTACAAACACAATTTTACTATATGGTGCAACTTGCTGTGTAAGTTGCGCATGAGTAAAATTAGGTGTGCAGATGTTTACAGTATCAAAGAAGCCATGCGCCACTAAAGCATCTTCTACTCTTGCAAAGTCAGCACCTTTACTAGGATTAGTATCTACAGTTACTACTTCGTGACCTAAACTTGTTAGTACAGATTTATATAGATCACCGATGCCCATTCCTACTACAAGACTTTTCATTCTAAACCTTTTTGTATCAGATAGCTGTTAATTCGATGCATTTCGTCTTTTAAATAAAGTTTCATAGTTTTCATTCTACGAACTTCGTCAGTGATTGTTTGATTATTATAACGCTCAATTAGCTCGTTGTCAAGTTCTCTATGCTTGCGTTTTAATTCTTCGTAGTGTGCGCGAAGTTTATCTTCGACTTCATCATAGTTGCTCATCCTGGAGTTCCTCTAACTTAGTTTCATCTAAAGTTTCAGTATCTTCGATTACTTCTGGTTCTTGTTCATCGAATAGTGCATTAAAGTATGTGCTAGAATTCATAGACTTTTTGCCTACTGCGCCGCGTGTACCTGGAATCTGCATCCATAGTCTACTATTGTCTTCAACTATCTTGTTTGCTTCTTCTCTAGTAGTAGCAGCAAAAACAGCATCAATAACATCGCCGGCAAATAGTTGCTCATGCTTTTCATTTACTAACATCGAAGGAACTTTGCCTGCATCGTATTGACGATTTGCTTCTTGTACAGAGTTTAAATGCATCCATACATTATGTGCCATTAAGATTGCATAGCTAAAGCTATCCCATGAAGTTTTACCTTCTTTACCAATTCTGTTTAGGTCACCTGGCGCATAAATGCAAACGTCCTTTACAGTAGTATGTTCCATTACAGGACTAGTAGCAAAGTTTTTGTGAATGCCATCTTGTACTACTGCATCTTTAAACAACCTAGTATCTTGTGCATACTTTTTGTCATCCATTGCTGCTGCCATGCGATAGGACCACTTGCCGCGATCTTCAATCTCAGTCTCAGTATAAACTTGACCATTTGCAGTTGCAAGGAAAGGACTAGCACAATCAAAGCTAACGGTAAACTTAGGATTATGATATTTGCGTACAGCACGTTGAATGTCTGTTAATACTAACGCCCATTCTAATTTACTAGTACCTAAAAAGTGCATCCAGTCATGTAAGCCTTCTTCCAATAATCCGTCAAAGCGCAATGCAACTAAGCGTTTTAGAACTAAGTGGACATCACACATGTTTTGTCCGCCCATTCCCCAACCATTAAAATGATTGTCTGGATATATGCTAGGATCGCAATACTTCTTCATTCGATCATACCAATCGTCTGCGTCAGTATGATTCTCGCCTTGTAACACATTTAAGAATTTGCAGTTGCCATTACGATTGTTAATAAAATAATCATTATTAATTTCTGTAGCTTTACATGCTTCTTCGTATGTGCTAATGCCTGTAGCTTTTTGACCTTCTGGCGAACGTGCAACCCATGCTGGAATATCTAAACACATTCCGTAATCCATTAAAGCATCCATCCAAGTTAAAACTTGCTTACGCTTCTTCATTGCTGCAGGACAATTAGGATCTTTCCAATCTCCGGGCCATTTGCCTTTACCAATCTGGAAACCGCCCGAATCGCCTAGTACAAAACTTTTGCCATCACGTGGACGAGTTCTAAACATCTCTTCTCGATCATCTTGTTTGTTCAAGTCGAGATTAGCATGTCCTGCAGAATACAAGCACCATTTGTAATACAACAATGGGCTTGTAGGATCTAAGTAATTAATACTTTCTACATCATTTGTAAAGTTTGTAGGCAGTCTGGATGGTTCGATGTACGGGTACCGCTTTCTTTGATACCCGATAAATGCGGAGTAAAAGCCAGATGTTGCTGGTAAAAACAAGGCATAATCTTTTTGTGTTGCTGTTAAATTTGTATTCATGCTCTCCGCCGGTCCATCCATATTACTTGCTCTGCGCTGGTAGAATATAATCGTATGTTGCTAAACCTGAATCAACTGTAATCTTCATTGCACCTTGGTCACTAATGCTCATAGTAACATCGCCACTTAGATTAAGAATAGCTTGTACTGCTGCTACTGGCCAACTCCAAGTGTGCTGTAATGTACCTGCTACTGCGTTTTGGAATACAAACTCGCCTGCGTGTGTACTTGCATCACCAAAGCTAAACACCAAGTCACTTACACCAGAAGTTGCTTTAGTTGTTACATTAAATGTAGGCTCTTCGCTGTGTGCCGCACTCATCAACTTCATACGTCCAATACTAGAAACGCTAGGTTTAAATTCTACTGCCCAAGCTGCACCTTTAAATGTTACAGTCTTCAACTTCTCTTCGATAATTGCTTTGTTCATAAAGCGATAGTCGTTTTCAAAGTCGCCTGCATTATTCTCAAAGTGAATATGTGTTGGCATTGTTTCGCCATTGCGCTCTGCTGTAACTACATCAATCTTTGCATCTTTCTGATACTCAGGATTCTTTAGATGTAGTGCCAACTTATCTAAGTTAGGCATACCAAATGTACCATCAGCAATGCTGTGGTTAGAAGTTGCACTCATAATAACTGAGCGATCTTCTGCCATACTATCGATAGTTGTTTCGTTGCCACCTGTCACTTTAACTATACTTAAAAAGCCTAGCGAATGTGTGTGTGCTACGATGTCTTGTAAGATATCTTTCATACTGTTTCTCCATTGAATAAGTTTATTATAACGCCTTTATTGGCGTTTGTCAAGTATTTTTCTATATTGTATTTAGGTTTATATCCAAGTGCCTTCATTTTTTCTATGTTAGCACAAGTGTATTCTCGCTCGTTCGGGGTATTTAGACGCACCGGAACATTCGGTGCTAGGTCTTGAACACGTATTGGAACCCCACTTCCAATATCAAGTACACCTTTAACATAATCCGCTTCTATTAAAATATTAATAGCATCGATTACATCGTATAAGTGTACAAAATCTCTATAATGCCTTGTAACATACTCTAGTTTGTCATTAAATAGTTTGTCAAAGAACATATTCTTTCTTGGTGTATCTGAATACACTGTGTGAAAACGCATACCTAGTGTATTAGGATAACGTTCTGCAAGTTCTTCAAGTACATACTTAGACGCTGCGTAAGGGTTCAAATCGGGCTCGTACGCACTCGAACTGCTCGCATACAGTATACGTGTATTCTCATATCGATCAAACAAGCGCCTGCTTGCTTCTACGTTATTCATCCAATATGCTGCTGGATCATTAATACTTTCACGCACACCTGAACGTCCTGCTAAGTGTATGATTAAATCAAAATCTTCATTTAAAAAGTCGCAAGTTAATAAATCGTCACCGTCTACTAAATCAATGCCTGTCACAGTATGATTAAGTTTGAGTGCTTTTATTAGACTAGAGCCAATAAATCCTTTATGACCCGTTAGTAGAATATTCACGTAATTTCTCCCATGTGTGTTCCCAGTCTCTGACTTGATGTGAAAAGCCTAACTGGTATTGTTGTAATGCATATGCTAGCGGTTTATCGTTGCCACCTTCAAACATTGCATCACCATAAAAATGTATAGTGTCATCTTCTTTAAAGTCGCGTAATATCTGTGATTTATCTGCGCCACGAGGAGCAATGTCAATGCCTGTCTCACCACCTACAGTTGCTTGTAAGTCAGGAAACATTGTATTAAACGCATCTGCAATCTTTCTGCGTTCGCCATTCCACGCTTCGAAATCTACATATGCAGCACGTTGCTCTGGTGTAGCATTACGTCCTACAACACTAAAGTTCACCATACCGGGGCGTTCTTCGATATGATTGCCTGTGCGTATGCTAAAATCACTTTCGTATTCACAACTAATTAAAAAAGTTCTTGCTAGATCAGGCAATGTCCATTCACTTTGGAGTATATTTGTTTCAGCGTCCCAAACATCACTGCCTGAACATTGATAAACCCGTTTGCATAAGTTGTAAGTAGATTCACTAATTTGCTCAACTGTTTTAGCTTTGTCACTACCAGTAACTAGATATACTTCATTCTCTAAACAGAACTTGTTAAAGAACATTTTGAATTCGAGATCAATAATGCCACGACTAGGTGTTAGTGTGCCATCTACATCAAATATAAATTTATTGTTCACAAACTCTCTTCCTTAAATCGCTTGAGCTAAAACGATGATCTCTTTTGTTAAAATGTAAGTCTATATCGCGCCGTCTACAGATATCTTTTCCTGTAAAATCTTTGTCACGATACTCCTCTCCTAATATTCTAACATCAATATTGTACATTGTCAATATATCTTCTAGATCTTTTTCAGTACCATATGGAATAATTTCATCTACATACCTTACTGCTTTAAGTTGAGTATAGCGTTCAACAACAGTTTGTATAGGAGCGTTCTTCTCTGCACGATCGGTACTCGGATCAACTTGCAATCCGCAAATTAAATAATCACATTGATCTTTTGCTTCGCGCAACATTTGTACATGTCCGGCGTGTAGTAAATCAAATGTACTACAAGTAAATCCTACTATCATTCCATCATCTCCTTTAGTTCCCTCAACTTTTCAATAACTTCTTCAATAGTATTTAGGTCCTGATCGTTCTCCGTATCAATTTCTATTTCTAGTTTTATCTTCACTTTATTCTCCGAAATCAAACAAACTTGAGAATGTGTTATGACGCTTAGTATCTTCTAATGGATAGTTAAGCACACCGATCAAGTTGTCTAACTTATTATCAATAATAGTCTCTGCCATAGCTGCATCATCGAACGGAAGTTCTTTGAACCATTCTGGCAAACGCATTTGATCCGTTGGATATGCAACACTTGTATACCCTAGCGGATTCTGCTTTAGTTTACAAACAATAACTTTCATACCATCTACAACTTCTTCGCTGTACTTGTCACCGTTCATACGTTTTAGGGTATTCCAGTTAATACTTGCTCGAACGTGTCCGGGCATGTTAGCTTTACCTTGCTTCTCTTCTAAGCGGCGATAGTGTCCAACTTTATTTGCACGTTTGGGACTACCTTTCTCCCAACCAGGACGTTCATGGAACTGTTGACGGAATTCTGTAATACGCTCAAGTACATCATCCCGCGGCTTATCTGTAAGCACCATTAGCAGCAGCTCACTTAGAAACTCTTGCATAAACACAGGAGTATCACTTCTGCGCAAGTCTAAGCCCATTGCTTTTACTTTTCCAGCCTTGCCGTCGATGTCTGTTCTAAAGCCTTCGTTGTCTACTACTAATGCTGCATAACGCTTCTTAGTAATATACAAGCCTGATTGTGCAACAATCTCACGTCCTGCTGCAATAACAGTTGCACGGCTCTTTGGACAATGATGCGACTTTGCCATCATATCAACAAACGTGCTATCTACTGCGCCGCAGATTTGATCATACAATGTAATTGCTTTGTCAGTATCCCATTCAATCTTACCTGATTCAATATCGTCTTTAAGCATAGGATACGCACTAAAGTAACAAGAGTCAGTGTCACCGTATATCATTGCATCACCTACATGATCGTATACACCTGTAATAACTTTGTTTGCTTCTGCACTCATGTGCTTAACAATTGTACGTCCTGTAAGTGTAGTACTTTGTCCAATACGTTTGTCAAAGAATCTGCAACCTGGATTAAGAATAGCACCATACAAACTGTTCAAGTTAATCTTCTTAACCAACTGTCGCTTATCCCAATACTCAGTTTCAACAGCATTGCCTGCGTCTTTTGCTTTCTTAAGATGAGCCTGCAACTCTTTACGTTCACTGTACCAACGCTTTAGGATGCCTGGAATAACACCTTCAAACTCTGTAGTAAAGATAGTACCATTAGCACTAAGCATCCATGGTTGATTACTGTCAAAGATTACTTTGTAAAGTTCAGCGCCTGATAGTACATCATTGCCGCCACTTTCCCAGTCAATTGTAAGTGCAATATCTTTGCGTTGTTCCATAACAGCATCGTATTCTTCTGTTGCAAACTTACCTTCCCAACTACCAGCAAAACTTTTCTTCTTTAAGAACATGTCTTCATGTACTCGAGCATCGCTAATCTCTGGACGTATTTGTCCTACAACAGTTTCCGGCGCCATGTTTAATGCACGAATCACACTAGGATACAGTGAATTCAAATCCATTGAACATATCCACTTGTGCAAGCCTTTTTTAGGATACGCAACGTATGCTCCTGCCGCCTGTGTAGCTTCCTCATCACGCTTTTTACGATTGGGTACTTGTAAGCCTCTGTGCCATGCTTCGTTAACAATAGCTTGCTCTGTAACAGCTACAGCACCCATTGTAGTTTGTAGAAGCACTGTGTTGCTGTGTGCTAGTTCATTGCTTAGATCAATAAAGCGAAGCTTCTTATCCAACTTGTCAAGTAGTGCAGTATCCTGAATGTTATATTCAATAAACTTGCGGAAGTCGTTGTTGTAAAGTGCATCAAGTGTTCCTTCATACGGAACTTTGTTCTCACCTACTTCAATCTCACCAATAGCATCTAGTCGATATGTGTGACGTTCTTCATAAGTGTACTTACGATACAAGTTTAAACTATCCAAGTGTACACGGCCAACTAAGTCAAACGTTTCACTTTCCTTGCCAAACTTTTCGTACATACGCTTCTTAGGAAGTTGTCCCCACAAGCAGAATCTACGTGTGTCATCTTTGCTTAGTACACGAGCTACTCTGTTTACAGTATACGGAATATCATATCCTTCGCTGTTCCAACCACTTAAAATGTCACTATCTTCGATAAGTGTCAAGAACGTGTCTAGCATGTCTGCTTCTTTTTCAAACAGCATTACGTTGTCAATGCCTTCTAGTTCTTTTTCAGCTTGTTCCATTGTAAGTGTCTTCGGCGGCACTGCCAAACACACCATTGTGTCAAGCCACTGCAAATACACACTTACACTAGTAATACCCATAAACGGATCACTAGGATCAGCAAAGCCTCGCTCTGGATCAAAGTCAGTCTCAATATCAAAGAACGCAATGTTTAGTTTAGGAGCATCTTGGTTAAGATAGTTTTCACTTAAACACTGAAAGATTGGATTAATATCGCTTTCAAACAGTTCTTTGTCTCTATTAATAGCAACTTCTTTTCTAAAGTCTTTTGTACTTTTGCTTACAATACGACTTAGAGGATCACCATATACACTTTTATACTTGCCTTTTTGATCTTTATAATAAAATGTATATTTTACTGGGTATTCGCGGAAAGTTCTCTTTCCGTCTTTGCGTTCAACTGCCCGAATAATATCGGCGTCTCGGTCAAACATTGCATCTACGTAACTCATTTATTCTCCTGTTGTTGCTTGTGGCCAACTAACCTTAAACCTGCTCTTAAAGTGAGCGACTCTATAAAGTATATATTACCACCAAAGCATTGCTACGCCAAATCCGAATACATTTACTACACAAAAATATGCAGTCAACATCATCGGCCAAGCAAGGCCTCGTCTAATATATCCTAACACTCCAAATATAGATCCAATAAAAAATCCTGGATATACTATTGTCATATTAGGCTCATATGCAGTCATAGCAAGTGTTAAACTAGCTGCTACAGTGAATAAAAAACTTAAGATTTCATAAAAGAATGCAGTCCTGTCACTGTGATAACTCTGCATCCAAAATTCTTTTATTCTATTCACTATTTGTCAATGCCTACTGTGGCTACTAGTGTTTCAAGATCGTCATATGCATCTGCATGCTTATCCCAATCGCGTTTTAGTCCAATTTTAATTGCTTTGTTAATTAGAGAAGCCTTAATGTCAAGTTCTTCTGCTACTGCTTTAACTGTGTCTTTAAGACCACCCTGCAAGTCTTCAATCTCTTGCATTACTGTTACGCCTTCTTGAACAAGACGCTCAAGTTTTGCCTTTTCTTCTGCACCGTAGGTACGATCGCTCATATGTTCTCTCCTGTTGAGTTATGTTGTTAAGTATATTATAGCGCACATCGTGAAAAAAGTCAAGCGTTAACTTGACTTTTTTAGATTAGTTTTGAAGTTTTTACTTTTTAGCGTTTAGTTTGCGTAAAAGCATTTCTTTGATTGATTCAACGCTTTCGCCAGCGTGTATTGCAGCTTGTTGTTTCTTACGCATAGGGTGTCCTTTGCCGTGGATACCTTTCTTACGTCCGTCACCTTCTTCAACACCTTCGGCCATCTTAGCCATAAACTTGTCGAATTCTGCCTGCTTCTTAGGATCTGCTGCAATTGCTTTTAAACCTACTGTATGTTTTTTAAGTAAGTCGCTGTAATCGCCTCTCCTCATCATAGGCGCGGATTTTGATTTAGTTGTTTTTGCAGGTTTAGATTTATTTTTACCACTCGAACTCTTCCCAAAGCGATCGAATGGATCCAACGCTCCGAGATTATTATAATCTTTTTTACCTTTGGCATAACCAGTTTTAACAGCATCCCATGCGCCATCTTCTTCCGCTTCGCCAACTAGTTTATCACGAGTTGGATTTTTATTAGTACCTGCAGGCTGCTTCTTAATAGCGTCTTTGCCTTTGAGTTGACCTGCTGAGCCAGTCTTTTGTGCTTCAGTTAATGTAACGCCAGCAAGTGCAGCAAAGTCGCTTAGACTATAATCACCTTCAACTGGCATTGTACCTTCTTGCACTTGTACACTTTCTACAACATAATCTTTAGTTGGCGCAGCTTCAACACTTTGACCTGCACTTTCTGCAAGTTTGCGTAAATCTTCTCTAGGATCACTTGGATCTAGTGCAAATAGTTTATGTTGTAGTGCGTTAAAGTCCATTAGTCTTCCCAAATCTT